GCCAGGACTGTCGAGGGTACGGACAAGGCGGTCTATGAACAGATTATCGAGGAATACGGCGCAGACTCCTCACAGGCGGCGGTTGAAGTCTATGGATCATTTCCGTCAGCGGGTGATGACCAGTTTATATCTAGCCTGATCGTGGATGAGGCGATGAAACGCCCCCGCTACAAGGACTCTAGCGCCCCCATTATTGTGGGTGTTGACCCTGCGCGCTTTGGTTCGGACTCGACGGTGATTGCGATTCGCCAAGGGCGCGACATTATCGCCATTAAACGCTTCAAGGGTGATGACACGATGACGGTCGTGGGTCATGTCATTGAATGTATTGAAGAGTTTGCCCCTGCGATGGTGGTGATTGACGAGGGTGGCGTGGGCGGAGGGGTGGTGGATCGCTTAAAAGAGCAGCGCTACAAGATTCGGGGCGTGAATTTTGGAAACCGCTCCAAAAACCCGATGATGTATGGCAACAAACGCGCTGAAATGTGGGGTGAAATGCGCAATTGGTTGAAAACTGCATCGATTCCTAGTGACAGAGTACTTAAAACTGATTTAATATCACCTATAATGAAGCCGGACTCCAAGGGTACGATCTTTTTGGAGTCTAAGAAGGATATGCGCGCAAGGGGTCTAGCCTCACCAGACGCAGCAGATGCGATATGTGTGACGTTTGCGTTTCCGGTGGCGCATAGAGAGTCGAGTATTAAGTTAAAGACAAGAAGTTACGCTCAAAGTGGTATGGCAACCTCATGGATGGGTTCCTAAAATGGCGAAAAAATCAGTGTCATTATCAGTTGGTCGAGGCGAGAAGTTACCTGTCAAGCAGGGCGCTGGACTGACCGCCAAAGGTCGTGAGAAGTATAATCGCGAGACGGGATCAAACTTAAAAGCACCAGCACCAAACCCAAAGACTAAGGCTGATGCGGGACGCAAGGCGTCCTTTTGTGCAAGAATGGGCGCGGTTGCTGCTAACGCTAAAGACGGCGAACGTGCAAAAGCTTCTCTTAAACGATGGAAATGCTAATCATGGCTACAAAACCTGGTTTATACGCAAATATTCACGCCAAACAGGCTCGAATTGCTGCGGGGAGTGGCGAGAAGATGCGCAAGGCTGGCTCAAAAGGCGCGCCAAGTGCTAAAGACTTTAAAGAATCTGCTAAAACGGCTAAGAAGAAATAATATGCCGTTAAAAAAATCACCTTCAAAAGAAGCCTTCCGGCAGAACGTCAAAGCTGAAGTTAAAGCTGGGAAGCCCGTCAAACAGGCTGTCGCAATTGCGTATGCCGTTAAACGAAAAGCAAAATGATCCGACCAATCAACGATAATATTGTAGTCAAACCTGATCCGTTCGTTCAGAGCGGGCTAATTATCATGCCTGAAGAAGAGATGCGCACCGGAGTGGTGGTTGCGGTCGGTCCAGGCAAGAAAGGCTCCAACCGCCCGCTCATGGTGTCGGTCGGCGATCACATCATGTACAGCGGCACAATCGACCAAGAGTTTGATGGGCTGTTGGTAATGAAAGACAAAGACGTAATAGGAACGGTATGAAAGATAAAGACATCATCTCGGTTGCCAAAAGCCGCTTTACAATGGCTGTATCAGCGTATTCTGAGAGTCGAGAGGATGAACTAGATGACTTGCGTTTCTACGCCGCTAGCCCAGACAACCAGTGGCAGTGGCCAGCCGACGTACTCGCCACCCGTGGCTCCGTCCAAGGTCAAACCATCAACGCCCGCCCCTGCCTCACCATCAACAAACTCCCCCAGCACGTCAGACAAGTTACCAACGATCAGCGCCAAAATCGACCAAGTGGGAAAGTAATTCCTGTGGACGACAAGGCGGATGTCGAGGTCGCTGAGATATTTGACGGGCTTGTACGCCATATAGAGTACATCTCTGATGCGGATGTAGCGTATGACACGGCGTGTGAGAACCAAGTGGCGTATGGCGAGGGTTATATCCGCCTGTTGACTGAGTACTGCGACGACAATAGCTTTAACCAAGACATTAAGATTGGTCGGATTCGTAACAGCTTCAGCGTTTACATGGACCCCACGATCCAAGACCCTTGTGGGTCGGATGCACAGTGGTGTTTCATTACCGAAGACTTGACCAAAGCTGAGTACGAGCGTCAATTCCCTGATGCGCAGCCTATTTCGTCCATGATGCAGCAGGGTGTGGGCGATGCGTCTACCTCGCAGTGGATTAGCGAAAACACAATTCGTATTGCTGAGTATTTTTATATTGAGCATGAAAAAGCCACGCTGAACCTGTACTACGGTAACGTCAGCGCCATGAAAGGCTCGGTTGAAGACCAAGAGATGGTCATGCGTGGCATGAAGCCTATCAAAAGCCGCACGGTTGACATTAAGAAGGTCAAATGGTGCAAAATCAACGGTTTTGAGATTCTTGAATCGCAAGATTGGGCAGGATCATCTATCCCCGTGGTGCGTGTGGTCGGCAACGAATTTGAAGTTGATGGTCGTATTTATGTCTCCGGCATTGTGCGCAACGCTAAAGATGCGCAGCGGATGTATAACTACTGGACAAGCCAAGAAGCTGAAATGCTTGCCTTGGCGCCCAAAGCCCCATTTATTGGCTACGGTGGTCAGTTTGAAGGCTACGAGCAGCAGTGGAAGACTGCCAACACGACCAACTGGCCGTATTTGGAAGTTAACCCCGATGTGACCGACGGTGCGGGCGGTGTACTGCCCTTGCCACAACGTGCGCCTCCACCACTGCCACAAACAGGCTTAATTCAAGCCAAAATGGGCGCTAGCGACGATATTAAGGGAACTACTGGTCAATATGACTCCAGCCTCGGTCAGACCTCTAACGAGCGTTCTGGTAAGGCTATCTTGGCTCGTGAGCGTCAAGCGGATGTCGGCACCTATCACTACGTCGATAACTTGGCTCGTGCTGTGCGTTACATCACACGTCAGATCGTGGACTTGGTGCCTAAGATTTATGATACTGAGCGGATTGCGCGCATCATTGGTATTGATGGCGAGACGGACATTATTAAGGTTAACCCTAACCAGCCGATGCCGGTCAATAAGATTGTGGATCAGCAAGGCATTGTGCTTGAAAAGATTTATAACTTAGGTGTTGGCAAGTACGATGTCTGCGTGACGACCGGTCCAAGCTACATGACCAAGCGTCAGGAAGCATTGGAAGCGATGGCTCAACTGTTGCAAGGCAACCCACAGTTGTGGGCAGTGGCTGGCGACTTGTTCATTAAGAACATGGATTGGCCTGGTGCGCAGGAGATGTCCAAGCGCTTTGCCAAGACCATTGATCCTAAGATTATGGAAGGCGGCGACGACTCACCTGAGATGCAGGCTGCCAAGATGCAGATGGACGCTATGAACCAAGAGATGGAGCAGATGATGAGTATGCTCCAGAATATCGGCAAGTCTGTCGAGGTTCAAGAGCAGCAACGTGCGGATTATGAGGCTCAGATTAAGGCATTTGATGCTGAAACCAAGCGTATCTCGGCTGTCCAAGCGGGCATGACATTTGAGCAGATTCAAGACATTGTAAATGGCACCATTGCGGCTGCACTTGATACTGGTGATCTGATTGGTGGCGCACCGCAGCGTGAGCAGTTTGAAATGCCTGAAATGGCACCGCCCCCAATGGAGCAGCAAATGCCTCCACCTGAAATGATGCCCCCGCCTGAACAAATGCCCCCGATGGAGCCACAACAATGAAATGCGCTGAATTTATTGGTCTAATGTTTTTAGCTAGAGATGTCACGCACAGTGTTCATTTGAACACTCGCAGTTATGCTAAACACAAAGCTTTGCAGAAGTTTTACGACAACATCATTGATTTAGCTGATGGTTTTGCTGAAGCGTATCAAGGCAGGCATGGCTTAATTGGTCCAATTGGTCTACAATCTGCTAAGAAAACAACAAATGTGGTTGAGTTTTTAGAGGCACAGGTTGAAGAGATTGAAAAATGCCGGTATGAAGTGTGCGGCAAAGACGACACACCGCTTCAAAACTTGATTGACGGTATTTTAGAGTTGTACTTGTCAACGCTTTACAAGCTAAAATTTTTAGCATAAGGAAATAAAATGTCAATTTACAAAACCGTTGGCGCAACTACAGTTGTTAAGCCTGCCGCTGGTAAGTTAAAAGGAATTTTTGTTAGTTCCGTTTCAGGTTCGCCAACAATTGCTTTTTTTGACTCTTTTGCCGAGACTGGTGCAGCAAAAACAATTATTGCGTCTTTTGTCCCTGTCGCCGCCACATTTTATCCTTTTGGTCAATTTGATGGTATTTTTGCCACTACTGGTATCCGTGTTGAAATTGGCGGAACCGTTGTTGCCACAGTCGTATTTGAATAAATTTTAGCCCCCGTACTGGTGCGATTCACCAGGGTTTCTTAGGAAACAAAAATGTCAGACGAAGTAAGCCAAGCGGAAGTGCCCGCGCCGGAACTGGAAGCTACGGTAGCCCCAGTATCTGAAGTACAAACGCCGGAAGTAGCTGAGAACCAAGTCGAGCAGCAAGAGGAAAAGAAGTATTCCCAAGCTGAAATTGATGCGATGATCGGCAAAAGGCTCGCAAGAGAGCAACGTAAGTGGGAAAGAGAGCAGGCTCAACGAGCGCAACCCCCTGTGCAACCAGCTATTCCCGTAGTGCCAGAACAGTTTGAATCGACCGATGCGTATGTAGAAGCACTTGCAGCGCAAAAAGCCGAGCAATTACTGGCTCAACGAGAGCAGCAAAAGCAACAGTCAGCGCTTTTGGAGTCTTATCACGACAAAGAGGAAAAGGCACGGGAAAAGTACGACGACTTCGAGCAAGTCGCCTATAACCCAAACCTTCCAATTACTGACGTGATGGCTCAGACAATTCAAGCTTCCGATATTGGACCTGAGATGGCATATCATCTTGGCGCCAACCCAAAAGAAGCCGAACGAATTGCCCGTTTATCGCCACTTTTGCAAGCCAAAGAGATTGGCAAATTGGAAGCTAAATTAGCTGCTGATCCGCCAGTTAAAAAGACATCTAATGCGCCAACGCCCATTAGTCCGATTACTGCCAGAAGCACGGGTTCGCCCGCATACGATACAACTGACCCACGCTCTATCAAAACGATGAGTACGTCAGAATGGATTGAAGCAGACCGGCAACGTCAGATTAAGAAGCAAGAAGCGCGATACAACCGCTAACTTACTTTTAGGAAATCAAAATGAGTAATTCACTCTTAACCATTGATATGATCACACGGAAGTCTCTTGAAATTCTTGAGAACAACCTTGTGCTTACCCGTAACGTCAACCGTCAGTACGATGACTCCTTCGCTGTTGAAGGCGCCAAGATTGGTTCAACTCTCCGTATCCGCCTGCCCGATCGCGCGCTGGTAACTGACGGTGCAGCCCTGCAAGTTCAGGCTGACAACGAGCAGTTCACAACGCTGACTGTGTCTAGCCAGAAGCACATTGGTGTTAACTTCACCTCTGCCGAACTGACAATGCAGTTGGACGACTTTGCAGAGCGTGTTTTGAAGCCCCGCGTTTCGCAGTTGGCATCTTCGGTTGACGCCGATGTTGCAACTTCGTACAAAGGCATCTACAACACAGTCGGTACACCAGGTTCCGTTCCTTCAACTTCTTTGGTTCTGCTCCAAGCTAACCAGAAGCTTAACGAATTTGCTACTCCAATGGATCAGCGCTACGCAACGGTTAACCCCGCTGCCAACGCCGGTTTGGTCGAAGGCATGAAGGGCTTGTTTAACCCAACCGGCA